AAAGATTTATGATTTAACTTAATGATGTTCTGCTCAAGTATCTTTTGATACTCAGTGGCATGTGCATTTTCATTAATCATCACACCGTTTTTCCATATTTCGAATACAGCTGGTTTAATACCACGCACGACTTTATAGTTAGCAGAACCATTGCCAAATTGCAACTCTACACGACAGTCTTTGTTATTAATCGTATTAACTAGTTGTGGCTTATTAATGTTGCGATGTGGTTTACCAAACAATGCAAAAGATAGCGCATCTAATATAGTAGATTTGCCAGCTCCGTTCGCACCGACAATAAGAGTAGATTTAGATTTATCTAGCTGAATTGTTGTCCAGCTGTTACCAGTGGACAAAAAGTTCTTATATTTTATTTGTTTAAAAACAATCATGCAGTTTCCATAGCCTGTGCTTCAATGAGTAGGTTACGCATGTTTAGCTTTAACCGCTCTTTGTCTAAATTTGTATCGACGCCTTCAACATATGCGTCTAGCAAAGCTGTAGTATCTTCTACATCAATGCCAGTATCTTCTACATTGTCACCCATAAACTCTTTGAAGTCTTCAGCAATTTTCAGTTCGTGAATAGGCCTTTCTTGTATTCTATCAACAAATGAGTCAAATGTAAATAGGTCAGACTTGTTTATTACAACTATTTTTACAAATTTATTATCAACACAACTTAGGTCAAAATCATTATAATCTGTTTCACGATCATCATATCTAATACGTTGGAATAATGTATCAGTGTTCGGCACCGCTGTGAGCTCGCGCGACTCTGTATCTAATATGTGAAAGTGTTTTGGATCATGGGCGTCAGACCAAGTAAACTCCATCTGTGTGCCTAAGTAGGTGATATTATCTTTATGTGATTTTGTGTGAAAATGACCAGAGTAAACATGTTCAAATCTTGAAAATAATTTATGATCCATACCTACATGAGACGCCACACCTTTTAAAACGTCAAAGCCTTGTAGCTCTAAGTGGCCGCCAAGTATATCTGCTTTACAGTTTTTAATAAAGTTTACGCTAGTGTCATAATTTTCTTTATTGATCCATGGAACAAGTGCCATTTTAAGTGAACCATATTCCATAACGGTAGGTTCCATAATAATATGGACTTCGTTCATATAGTGGCCAAGTAGCTCTTTGAGTGAATTGAGTTCGTTTGTGTTCTTATAAAATACGTCATGATTGCCTGGAATAATATCCATAGTAATCTTATGCTCACGTAACTTTGATAAAAACATATCACGTGTGCGATTTAGCACTTTAAAATTAACGAACTTTCTTACATCATAGAAGTCACCAAGATGTACGATATGGCTAATGCCATTGCGCAAGAGATAAGGAAAAAAAGTGTTCCCATAAAAATTCTCGGCATTATCAAGAAAAATATCAGAGCTGTTACGAACGCCTGCATGAGTGTCATTGATTATCGCTATCTTCATTTAAAGAAACCAGTCAAATCCGAGTCTACTTTTTGTATAGGTCGTTTGCGCTTTTTCTCTTTTTTAGCAAACACTTTAATCTCTGTGTCATACTCTTTTACTTTATCAATACGATCTTTGAGTGTATCGACAAAATGAGCTGCTACTGAGTTATCAGTATCATCTAATAAGAAAGCTTCGACACCAGACTGAGACAGGTATTTAAACTTGATTTCTTGTTGTTTCTTTTCTTTAGCAATACGACGTAGAAATGCGTACCATGAGATCTGCGTGAAATACGCAAATGCGTTTGGTCGACCTGTACGCGTAGCTGCTTCTAAGTTATAATTCTCAATAGCTTTAAGACAGTTCTCAACAGCATCCATCACCATTTCTTCACGGTAAGTGTACCTGATGAAATTAGATTTGTGAGATAATCCTTCTGCAATTTTGAGAAAGCATGTTGCAATATAGTTAGTCACAACAGGCAATTTTGCTTCGGCCGATCGGGCCTCGTTGAGTGTAGTGACATATTCAACTACCGCGTTTGAAAACATAGCGTTGTTGACGTAGTGTGGTTTGTCCTGAGGTTTCATAATATATTCCTTAACATATGGTTATATTATACCGCGTATTTACTCAAATGTAAACACTAAAAATTAATTACGGTATTCTTTATATTAGGGGGTTTGCAATATGTGCAAACCATGTTATAATAAAAGAGTTACTTCTGAGGGTAGATAGATCCTAATGAATCGTCGACTTAGGTTTGAATTTTAGAATATTACTTAATTGGTCGCCTGAATCTTTTCCAATATACTCTACGCTTTCTTGTAAGCTATTCATATGAGCTTTCATCTCAGCTCTCATTTCGTCAACAGATACATTATCTATATCGTCTTCTTCTTTCATGAATTGTTCTAGTGATTTAAAATATTCGTTTATCATTTCGTCGTGTGGCTCACACTCGGCCACAATATGAGCACCACTCAATACTTGAAATGAACCAGGTTTCATTTGAAACATCATAAACGGCCGAAATGCGTAATAGCGAGTACCTTGAGCAAGATTATCCATGCTAACTAATCTGAGCGATTTTCGAATAACTATAGCATCGCCTTCGTCGTGATACTCGACGATTTCGCAAATGATCTCTTCATCATTAGCTAGTTTGAATTGTCTGATGTCCATTAATCGCTACCTCAATAATTTTAAATTTAAAGTTTTCTTTTTTGTAAATTTTAACTCGTTCAATAGAGTGTAACATAGCATAATTCTGGTGACTCTTCCAATGAAGATCATCAGATATATCGTACAGAGTAGTCGTTCTTCCGTCATCTGATTGTCGCAACCCGCGACCGATTGATTGCAATACTTTTATTTGGGACTTCGATGGCGAAGCAAATATAATATTATGCAAATTTCGAATGTTGATACCAGTACTAAAGGTACCAAGAGATGCAACAATAATGGCATTATCTTCTCCTTCTGTTATTTGCCGAATGTCTTCTCGATCTGACGTCTCAACCTCACCCGAAACATAGAATACCTTTCGGCTATTGTCGGCTTTATCTTTTATCATATCATATAACGGCTTACCGTGTTTCTCTACGTAATTAAACAGCACTAACGTATTACCTGTTTGATCTACTGCAAGATTTCTTATAAAGTTATTACGCGCTGAGCTACTGACAATCCAATCAATTTCATCCCTGTAGTCAGGCTTGCCAAATTTCTTGCGTGTGTGTTCATCATATTTCAGTACTAATATATTTATATCAAGTGCAGCTAACGTTTTATTGTCTTGAAGTTTCTTGGTTGTTGTAACCCTATGTATCTTACCAAATAAACCTTGCAACACTAAATGGTGGACCTGCGCATTATCTAGTGTGCCTGTTGTACCATATCTATACTTAGCGTTCACGCACTTATTCATTATGTCAGTTAACGACTTAGATTTAAATCCATGGCACTCATCGCCAATAACCATACCAAATTGTTCAAACCACTCGACATCTAGCTTATATATTGACTGCCATGTTGATATTACTATACCACCGCGAATATTATCCTTATCCTTACCGCTGTAAATCTTATGCACACCATTTTCTACTAGCATGCCATAGTTTTCAAAATCTTTATACATCTGCTCTACCAGACTAGTAGTAGGAACAACGATAAGAACTTTATCCTCACCACGATGGCTGTTGAGTAAGTT